TTCCATCAAGGAATTAATTTTTGATAAAATACCATTTACTAGTGTGTCTACTTGACATGCTGCAGCACGATAAACTTGATTAACTAGACCCATCAAAACATTCGTCAAGAATTCCGCTAAACGGTCTCCAAGATCTGCCATTTTACATCCAAGATCTTTAAGAAGATTATTAAACCATTCTGTGACTGGAGTAAGGGCATTTCCAGTTTCATTTGGATACAATAATGCTTTAATTAAATCCTTAACCGCATTGGTGAGTTTCTCAATCACAAAACCTTTTACTTTTGCGACAAAGTGTCGAATCACAGTCATGAACTTATTGATATATTTTCTTGCTATGCCAACACCACTATTAATTGTTCCACTAACAGGACTAATTAAATATGTGCCAATATTTCCATTATTTCTCTGAACTTCATTTAAAAATTCACCTAATAAAATTTTGGTTTTGTCTGTTAGATTTTGTTTGTCACATTTTTCTGCTACAGATTGACACCATTTTTCATCATCTTGTCCAATTTGCATTCGTGCAGGTAATGGAACTGTATCATCACCAGTTGGCAAAGCACCAGTGGTTTTGTTTGTTTCTCCTGGTCCACCTTCCGGATTTTGTGGTGATGGTAGTCCATCTGTTTCTACATTTACCTTAGCTGCTAGAGCATCGTTAACTGTTTGATAAGCTTTATTATCTCCTGGTTTCTCGCTTTTAGCGATAGTTGTAGCACCAGGGGTTTGACCAATAGAACCCATGATAATGGGTTTCTGTTTTAAATTATCTAAGTAAAAACCAACAACCCAACATCCCTTAATAAGTTGTGGATGTGCTCCACCAACATTACCAGGCATAAAGGGTACATTGACTGGCATCATCACATTTGCCCATGGCAAGTCCGGCGTATCAAGGATCTCCTTACTTTCAGGGTGATCTCCTACGATACGAACTTTAAAACGATAACCACCTTTGTTAGTTTTTTCTTCTGCGGCAGTTTGTTCAACTTGACCCACCCACCAATTGAAACCATCGGATCCAATGCGCTGAGTAGGAATCAACTGTGATAATAGTTGGTCCATATTAATTAATCATCGTAAATTAAACATTCTAATTCTGATGGATTTTGATCGCAATAAAGTTCGAGTGCAGTTGGATCGTGATGATCCCCATCTTCAATTTCTTGTTTGTGATTTTCTGCATAAACTTCAAGTTCCTGAAGTTCACCTTCGATATGACGACGTTGGTTGGGAGAAGTCATAGGATTGTCAAGGATCTCTTTATCCTTAGCAATGTGGGCTTCGATATTTTCCATAAGTAATTGCTTCTACGTTTTTATTTAGTGCCGTGGTTTGATGGTCTATCTTTAAGACCATATGAATCTCTCATGAGTCTGAGAGTTGTTGTGAATCTACCATTAGTTCCGACTGTAGTATCATAGGTATGAGTTGCCTCGTTGATTAAATAAGTTCCACTAGATTCTGTATCGTATTGATCTTTTCTTGCTTCAGCATTTGGAAGTTTACTCGATAACCTAATGTCAATTTTATCACCCGCACAAATATCAGGATTTCCAGGAATTACTATGGTGCATATTTGGTTCTTTAATAACTGATATCTCGCGAGAGATTGTGCAGCATAAAATTTCTGCCAGTCAGCAAACTTAGTTGGATCTGTACTACCATCTTTTGGATCGGGTGAAGCGGGGGGTTTTTCGTTATACCATGATTCGTGATCTAAGTAGATAGACATAATTCTACTCGGATAATCAGATAATTCAATCTGATTTGAGGGAATCAAAGTAATTCCTTCTTGACCACCCAAATGTGCCATATTATCATAACTGTCTTTAATCTTGTAAACATACTCTTCATACTGTCCCGTGGAGTGGTTGAAGAACACTACCATAGAAGAATATTTACCTCTGCGTAATGATGACATTAAATCAAGTTCAGATCCAAAAGTAGATCGATATACTACAAACCTATCATCTGCTCCATCACCTTGATTAGCAATTTTCTCTATGTAAGGACCCCACGAAGATGATTCTAATTTTTTTGATTTAAGATTACTATCATCATTTGCACATAAAGAATCAACTGAGAAAAAATTATAACCTCGTTTAGATTCCCAGAAAAAGAACCCAGCACTTCCTCTCACACTTTGAGATGTATTTGTTTGTGATGTTGTTGTGTCTTTTGTTTGATCAAATTTTGCTTGTGGAGAGACACTTTTTACTGCCATCGCATTAACTAAATCAAAAACTCTTTTTCTATTTGGTAAAATTTTTGTATCAAATAAAGATGGTTCGCTAAAAAATTCTTTTTGTGTATTTAAACTTTCTTGTAGTAGGTTAGAGATAATTTTTTCAGGATTTCCCTGTAGAGGTTTTGTAACTCTAGTAACTTCGTTGTTAAGAGCCTCTGGTGATATAAGTCCAATTGTATATGCTTGTTTTTGATTCTGAGCAAATCTATTGCCTATTTTCCATATCGCCAAAGAATAAGTAAGAGATTCATTTATACTAGTAGATACTTCAATTTCAACTATTTCTCCACCCTGTACAGGCAATCCTTGTAGTAATCCACCACTATCAACTACCTCCATAGTTGCCGACAAAAATGGAGATGTAATAGTTTCAACGTAATTGAAAGAATTTATCAGAGTTGTTATTGGAATAGGTTTACCACCACTATTTGGATATATCTTTACTGCGGTTAATCCAAAGTCCGTGTTAGATTTAAATTTTGTCATGAGAATTTAGCTTCTTGGAAAGCATAGATGATTGTTCCCATATCAGTAGACCCAACTCCAACTGGTATATCTGCCGGAGCATTTCCACCAGTGTTAGCACCAGGTGACATATTAGTAATGTTGTTAATAGTAGTAATGTTCCCCGCAGATGCCAATGCCATTTCCTGTGACCTAATACCAAGGGCATTAGGATCAGCAGTAGATCCAGGAGCAAGGGAACTTATTTCTTTTGGTTTAGCAGCCTCTATTAATTGATCTTTTAAACCAAGGTTTTCATCTTTAGTCTCCATGCGTGTCATGCCACCAAGAAAACCTTTCTTCATGATAGTATACCCGCCACTATCTCTCTTGATAGCACGAAACTGGTTATCAGAACCAAAATCAATAAATGGTGCATTCCCCAGATTCAATGATTTTGCCCAGTCACCACCTGTTGTAGCGGCAGCTGCTTGTTTCGCTTTTAATGCTGCTGCTTGTCGTTTTGCAATCGCAGCAAGTTTTTCTTCATATTCAGCCATTTCTTCTGGTGTTGCATTTGCTCCAGGAATTTCACTAGGATCTAGAGTTAATGGACCACCATCTGGCGGGTCTGGTTGTGGGTCTGGGTCTGGGTTACTTGCTTCTTTCTTAAGTTTTTCAAGAAGCGGCATAATATTTCCATAAGCAGTATTCATTCCATCACCATCATGCACCCCAACACCAGAAGTTTTCTTAACAGAAGCAAATGCTCCCGCTAATCTATCATTAAATACAGCGTCAGTAATTTTCCCTGCTTTCCATTCTTGATATCCAGCATCATTTAACCAACTATTGGACATTAGATCCTGTGTTTCTTTATTGAATAAGACTTTAGAAGTATCAAGTCCCATATTTTTAGCAACTTTCTTGACCTCTATCATCTGGTAAGCACCCATAGCAGCACTTCTTTGATCCTCACCATATCCTTTAGATGCCTGATGATTTAAATACTCAGTTTGAAGTTGGTCAACTTCATCAATAGTCATCTTTGTAATATCTTCTTGTCCACGAGAGAAAGTTGCTCTATCTCTGGAATACATTGAACCATAATCATTTCCAGATTCAAGTTGTCTAATAGCTGTCTTTAAATCTGGTGCATCAACTGGACGACCGAGACCACCGCCGCCACCGGTAAGATATCTTGCTAACCGAGCAAATATATTATCATCACCGCCACCACCAGGGATCAGATTTTTCAATAGATTTTTCAATGCGTCAACGAATTTTTCCCACCCATTTTGTTTGTCATAATACTGAGAAAGTCCTTGTGCCTGAAGTTTTGCGTATTTATTTTTATTTTTATATTGTGCTTCTAGAATACCTTCACCAAACATAAGGAATGTTTTCCTGCCTTCAGCACCCTCAAGTGGGAAAACACCTTCCTTACCCTTTTCGCCAACTAATCCAAGAGTAGCATCAGAAATAATACCGCCATCCGCAAATGGGACTGCTCCCATATCTCTAGCAGCCAAAGCAGCGTCAATACCAACAGACCCAGCAGTTCCAATACCAGGAACAGTAGATGCTGCTCCAGATGCTAATTCAAGACCAGCACCAAGAAAATCGCCCTGCATTGCTCTTTGAGCAGCAAAGACAGCACCTAGTCCCAATCCCACTAGTGGAATTTTTTTACCTAAACTCTTCGCAAGTGCTCCACCTGCTATTTTACCAACTCCTTTAGCTCCTAGTTTAGCACCCATTCTGGCACCAAAACCACCCATTAGTTTGCCACCAAGAGCAGCACCTAACCTACCACCAGTTCTACCAGCACCTCTTCTGGTAGCACCTTTGAGCATATTTTTTGCCAGTACTTTGCCGCCAAGACCCATACCAGGACCACCGCCTCTTGACGATCCTCCTGCCCCAGACATAGCGCCAGTAGCGGCACGTAAAAGACCTTGATAAGCAGAATTTCCAGAAAGATCCTGACCCTTCTCAAGAGCACTTT